AGAAGATATTAAATATAATAAAAATAAAGAAGAATTACGAGCAGTCGGATGTAATAAATTAAACAACATATTCAACGAGGTCGAGATGTTAAAATTGAAAGCCCATAATTCCTCGTAGTGAGTTCTTAAGGTGGGGGGGAGCTACATACAGTGGTGTTTCACTTTTAAATGCTGTCAGCAAGCTCTCAACTCCACGAGTAGGCTCTGGGATACCAAAAGAAACACACGAAATTACTAAAATATAGTTATTAACGAAATTAAAGCAAAAATATGATAATACAATTCTCAGCACAAATTGATAGCGTGACAGCAAAAAAAGATAAAACATTATCTATAAAGTTTGGGACTCAAGAACTTTCACCAGACGAAATGGCCAAAATCTTCGAACATCAGGGAAATCAAATATGGCTCGCCATTGCAGAGACTGTCCTTACCAAAGAAGATTTAGATATTCCAGAAGTAGTCAATGACATGGACAAAAAAACTCCATCACAAAGATTACGAGATAGAATGGCAGTTTATTACAAACAAACAAAAAATAACTTTGAGGGTTTTGATGAGTGGTACAAAATCGCATTAGATAAAATAGGTCAAAAATATCTCGACAAATTAAATTGATGAAGAAAAAAACGATAACTCAATTAAATAAAAAACTATGGAAGATAGTATCGGAATATATTCGTAGAAGAGATAAAGGGATTTGTTTTACCTGCGGTCGTTATTATTGGGATGAAGAACTGGGAGAAAACAATTGGAAAAAAATGCAAGCCGGACATTACAGAACAGGTGCCACTTGCAATAAGACACTATACTTCGATGAAAGGAATATCCACTGTCAATGTTTCAATTGTAATATAAACTTATCGGGAAACTGGCGAGAATATCAAAAAAGAATGCATATGAAATATGGTAAAGATATTGACTCAAAGTTTGATAAAATCAATCAAAAACCAACCCATGATTACGATTATGAAAAGCAAATTAAAGAGTTTTCAGTTAAATTGAAAGATTTGTAGGTGTGGATAACTTTTACACAATTTCTTTATTTATTGGTAAAATGGATATATGAGAAAACAAAAGATACAGTTTAATTTTGTGAAAAATCATATTTTGGAAAATGGAAGTATTTCAAGAAACTTCTGTTTGCATAAATACATGACTCGGTTATCAGCTTATATTCTTGATTTAAAAAAGGAGGGTTTTGAAATTAAAGGAAAGTACATTAAGAATAAAAATGGTAAAGACTATGTTTATACTCTTATAAGCTCTCCATACAAAAAGGAAATACTTTATTCTGATAATAAATTGATTAAAATACGATATGTCAAAATACAAAAAGGAAATAACTAATATCACCCATTCTTGGAATGAATTAAATTATCGTATTGAAGATATAAGAAAATATCTTAAAAACGGACTTCTATCAGAAACAGGATGTTATGAATTTATGAAAGTATTATCAGATTTTATAAAACATGAAGGATAGACACAGTAATCGTTAATTGGTATAATTGGATTATTATTAAGTAATTATTTATATATGGGAATCTCAGAACAAGAAAGACTAGACCAATTTAAATTGGAACTCACAACTTTATCAAATAAATATGAAGCCGATGTTGTTGCTATTCCTCAATGGATACAAACAGACAATGGTTTCAAAATAGGAGCAGTATTAAATATAATAAATAAACAAAATAAACAAAATGAGCAAATTCAAGACCCTAGTGAAAAAAATAGAGAAAAAAAGCAAGCTAAGTAAGAAATCAGCGCAAGCTATCGCCGCCTCAATAGGTAGAAAGAAATACGGTAAAAAGAAATTTGTTAAAATGAGTGTTGCCGGTAGAAAGCGTAAGAAATAAGTATGTTTAAAGGGTACAAAGAAAGTATAATAAAATGTAATGAATGCAAACTTCTTTTAGAAAAAAAAGACGCACAAGTCATAAACATTTCACAATTAGGGTTAATAGATGATGATGATTTTAAATCTCAAAAATACTATTGTCCAGTACATAATAAACCTTATAGTAAAATAATATTAGATCAATTTGATACCTTTCCTTTTAGTAAAAAATATAGATATTACAAAGAAGTTGAAGTTGATAAAAATGGTAAAATAATCAAATAAGTATGGAAAAAAATAAATGTTGGGCTTGGAAATGTCGGACCTGTAGTAATACAAAAGATTTAACTTCATACTTTAATATCCCACCAAAATGTAAAGACGGTAATAGATATCTTGTAGCATAGTAATATGGAAATACCTATCTTTTTTGTTTTCATTAGTATACTATTTTTAATAGGTTATCTACAAGGTGGAGATGGTAGAGAATAAATGGATTAAATATGGAAACTAAAAAACCACCATACCGTCCTACAATATACACAGATAAAATCGCAGTAAGAATATGTAAGCGTATTTCGTCTGGTGAAAGTCTTAGAAAGATTTGTAAAGACAAAAATATGCCTGCTAGGAAGACCATACATTTATGGCTACTTGACAAAAGGTACATTGACTTTCTACACCAATACAATATTTCGTGTGATATAAGAGCAGACGAATTGTTTGATGAGTTAAATGATATTTCAGATATTTCAGACAATAAAGAAAGTCCTTCACGTTCAAGGCTTAGAGTTGATACAAGAAAGTGGTATTTATCAAAAGTAATGCCAAAGAAGTATGGCGATAAGTTAGATGTAACAACAGCAGGACAACCAATACAGCAAGTAACTGGTATGATAATTCAAAAAGACAATGGAGATAAAGTTTTCAACAAAGAATGAAAAACAACTTCTGGCAACAGAAGCATGGCTTGATGATAGCGTAGAAACAATACTATATGGCGGTGCAAAATCAGGAGGGAAAAGTTATCTCGGTGCTACTCTTATCTTTGGAGATGCACTTATATATCCTGAAACACACTATTTCATTGCAAGAAAGGAATTAAATGACCTTAGAAAGTTTACTATTCCTACAATACACGAGGTATTCAAAAACTTTGGGCTTAACATAAATGAATATGCAAAATATAACGGCCAAGATAATTATTTTTTATTATACAATGGCTCAAAAGTTTATATGATTGCCTGCAAAGAAGAGCCAAGTGACCCTCTTTTTGAAAGGTTTGGTTCAATGCAGATGACAAGGGGATGGATTGAAGAGGGTGGTGAGATAGCAGAAGACGCAAAATCCAACCTATGGTTATCAATAGGAAGATGGAAGAATGATGATTATAATCTTAAAAAGAAACTGTTAATAACCGCAAATCCTAAAAAGGGATGGATGAAGCGTGATTATGTAACACCTTATAACAAAAATATACTTTCAAGTGAAAAAAGATATATACAGGCATTTGCAACAGATAACCCTTATTTATCTTCTGACTATATAAAATCATTAAGTGAAGAGCCAAACAAAATACGCAAGCAACGATTATGGGAGGGTAATTGGGATTATGATGAAGACCAAAACTCTCTTGTATCTTCTGACGCCCTAACAGATATTTTTTCAAACACGATAAACAAAACAGGTAAAAAGTTTATGGTTGTTGATGTTGCGAGACTAGGAAACGATACAACGGTAATTTCACTCTGGGATGATTTAGAGTTATATAAAATAAATCAATACAATAAACAAACCACTGATGTAACAATTCAAACAATAAAAGATATTGCTTCAATAGAACATATCCCATTTTCTAACATACTTATTGATGAAGATGGTATTGGTGGTGGTGTTGTTGATGGATTGTTCGGTATAAAAGGATTTACAGCCAACTCTTCTCCGATATTGACATCGTCTCAAATAAGAGAGAAGCAATCTAAAATAGACAGTTTTTTACTTACTAAAACTACATTCTCTAATTTGAAAGCGCAGTGTGGTTGGAAATTATCAGAGCTAATCAACGAGCATAAACTTTCCATAAAGCACATTGAATATAGAGATAAGATAATTGAAGAGTTATCAGCCATACTTCGTGATAGAAACGTTGATGGCGATACAAAGAAAAGTCTGATAAAGAAAAGTGAAATAAAAAAGGATATTGGTCGCAGTCCTGACATAGGTGATGTTATTTTGATGAGAGCATTTTTTGAATTAAAGAATGATATGCAAATTGGAATTGATGAGAATGTACTAAAAAAACAAAATGATATGTTTACACGAAATGAAAAACTTGTATTGAATGATAGTAGATAGTATAATTATGACATGAAAGTAGATAATAAAAGTATCTCAACATTGGTGCGAGATATGGAAACCAATTTCAAAGGTACAACGCAAACATCAAAATATGTAGACGAAAATATCTCGGAAGATATAAATAAAATATACGCTTATTGGAATAGCAAACACATAAGTGGAGAAACAGACTCTAAGGGTAGACAGAAACCTTTTTTTAATATCTCGGTATCATCTGGCAATATATGGTATCGTGCTACTGACTTAGACCGCAAGAATACTCACATCAAATCAACAAGAAATCAAGATGTAATTCCTGCGTTCGTAGCAACGGTAATTCTCAAAGAATGGATGAATAAAGTAGACTTCGGTTCATTCCTAAATAAATGGGGTATGGAACTCGCTATCTTTAACTCATCGGTAGTTAAGTTTATAGAAACGAAAGGAAAACTAAAGCCAACTATTGTCCCGTGGGGAAGAATAATCTGCGATGTTATTGACTTTGATGGAAATCCTAAGATAGAAATCCTGCAACTAACACCTGCTCAACTTAAAATGAAAGGATATGATAGTAAAAAAGTAGACAAACTTATAGAAGCGCAATCATCTCGTGAGCTTTTGGACGGTCAGAAGCAAGACAACAAAAATAATTACATTAAACTATACGAAATCCACGGTAACTTACCAAAGTCGTATCTCACCGGACTTGTCAGAGATAAAAATACATTCGTACAACGTCTTATCGTTCGTGTCTACAGATGACGGCACAGACAACTACACTCTTTATTCTGGCAAAGAATCAAACGACCCTTATCTTTTGACATCTCTAATGCCTTCTACAGACGGTTCTGTCTCATTGAATGGCTCGGTGAAGACATTGTTCCAGTCACAATGGATGATAAATCACACAATGAAGTCAATAAAAGACCAAATGGATGTCGCTTCTAAACTTATATTTCAAACATCAGACGCTAATTTTGTGAATAGAAATGTAATGACAGCGATTGAACAAG